GGTGGCCTATTGATGCCAGAGACTGAATAATTTTTGAAAAATTCTATTGCGCGCCGTGTGCTGGGATTATAAAAGACGTCTCAGGGCACACGCCCGGATAACTCATAACTCGGAGACCTAAAATGCTTGATAATCTTTCCCTCGCTGACCGCTACAGCACGCTGAGCGAGCGTCTCAAAGAGATCGAGGCCCAGGTAAAAGCACTGCGCGAGCAGATCATCTCGACCGGCCTCGAGCGCGTCACCGGCGATTACGCTGACGTCGTCGTAGCCCTGAGCGAGCGCGCGACGTTCGACGCCAAGACCGCCCAGAAATACCTGACGCCCGATCAGGTCGTCGAATGCACGCGCCAGACCGTCGTCACGACCCTGCGCGTCAAAGCCAAGGTAGGAGCATAAAACAATGGCCAAGCGCGAAATCTTTAAGGACGCATATGATTGGCTCGACAACACACACGCCGCCGATAATTACGGCAAGAAGGCGGCCAGAGCTTTCGCAAAGGAAATACGCCAAGATTTGCGCAAAAACTTCATAGATGGCTGTGTAGGCAATGGTGCTCCATATGTAATCTGCGGAGATGACGAAGCAACGAGCTGGACCATTACCGAAACATTTGAAAACCTTTTGAACCAATCCATCCGAAATGCGGTCGATTGGGACGAGAAGGCCGCGCCAGAAAAGCTAATTGAACTCATGGCTGTTCTTCAGCGGGTGTCCACAAAAGCCAACCGAATTGTGAAGCGCCTCCGCAAAAAGGCAGCGGCACAATGACCACTTATTACATCGACCACGTCGACGTCTGTCGTCTGCTGACAGACGCATGCGCGGCAGCCGGTGGCCAGAAAAAGTGGGCCGACGCCCACGGCATATCGTCGACTTATGTGAGCAACGTTTTAAATTCACGCTGTGAGCCCGGCAGAGCCATGCTGGAGGCTCTCGGCATCGTCAGAGTAGTCATGTACCGCAAACGCGAGGAGACCGATCAATGAAAAATAATATTATTTTTGGCGATAGTTTTGATATATTGGCCAGCATGCCTGATGGTTATGTAAGCTCATGTGTTACCGATCCCCCATATGGTATGAATTTTCAAAGCAATCGGTCTAAAAATGGACCAAGGCATCGTAAAATAGAAAGTGATGACAAAATAAATACCGAATGGATTTCAATTGTTTTTAATAAATTGCGCGAAGGCGGCGCTTTAATCACTTTTTGTGATTGGAAAACTTCTGATGTTTGGAGAAATGCTATAGAAAAAAACGGATTTAATTTAAAATCTCAAATAATATGGGATAGACAAATTCATGGAATGGGTGACTTAACAGGTTCTTTTGCGCCAATGCACGATATTATCTGGTATGCAACAAAAGGTCGCAGAAAATTTGTAAATGGTCGGCCAAAAAGCGTTATATCTGTACCAAGGCCCTTGCCGTCACAAGATCACGGGCATCCCACATGCAAACCAGTTTCTTTGATGGCGCATATTTTGCGTTCTATCGACGATGGTTTAGGCGGTTTTATACTTGATCCATTTATGGGGTCTGGTTCTACTGGGGTGGCGTGCGTAGAAACAAATTTTGATTTTATAGGGATAGAGAAAGACCCCGAATACTTTAACATAGCATGTGAAAGAATTAAAAATGTTTATCCTGATGTAAAAATTTATCCAAAAACTATTAAAGAGGAGACCGCCCAGTGACCCTAGAAAAGCCTGACATCGACACCCTGCGCGCCAGGGTCGGTGCCGCCCTAGATGCTGTGCTCGCCGTCGAGCAAAGCGATGACATGGCGTATAGCAACGGGTCGTATGCGCGCGCCATGCAAGTTTTTATGGATGCGACTAAGGCGCTGACCGATGCCCTGCGCGAGGAGAGTGCCCAATGAAGCCCCCTCGCAAGCCATTCACACCGGCTGAGCGCGAGATTATGCGCCAGCGCAGGTTAGCCGGTGTGTCTCTCGACGAATTGGCGGTTGAATTTTTGTGCTCGCGAATAACCGCCCAAAAAATTTGCGCTAACTTATTGCCGCAGAATTTTAAGCAAGGTTTGTCCTTGAGTGCAGAGAAAATTCAACAGGTTATCGAATTGCGACAGGCTGGTTTTTCTTTGCGAAATATTTCTTGCATCACCGGTGTCAGCAGGCAGTCGGTGTCAAGGTACACGTCAGATAATCCGAAATTTTTGCGGCACCGAAAGCCGCCTGTGATTAACCTCAATACGATTGCTATGCCAATGAAATCGCGAATTATGCCGAAAATGACTGATGAGGTGCCCGACACCGTGATCCGCATGACCGAATCATTCAGATCGCGCGGCATGCCCGCTGAGCAGGCCCGAGCCGAGGCTCTCAGAATTTACACAAACACGAAGAACAGAAAGGAAATGAGACAGTGAACAAGATGCGATCTATACCCGACATGATCACCGGCCTGCGCTGGGCGAGGCTGGCAAACAGCCCGGAGGCCCTAATCAGCCATGTCGCCCTGCTGGACGATGCCGCCAATTACATCGAAGGTGCCAGCAGCAGCCTGCGCGAGCATATGCAGATGCTGCAAGAGATGCGCGTGAGGCTGGAGCAGGTGCGCCCCCTGATGGAGGAGGCTGCCAGTACTCTGGAAGACCTTTACGACATGTATCGGTCGAACCAACACCAGTATGAGCGCGACATGGAACTACCCCGCGCCATCCGCGCCTTGCTGCGCTGGTGGGAGCCGGGGACAGCAGAGCCTGCCAGCATCAGTCATTGGGGGATTGTGGAATGAGCGAACCAGCAAAAGACGAAGATGAATTAGTTCAATGGATGGCAAAAGGCATTTGCTGCGGAAATTTGTCGTGTGATAATAAATTTTGCCACATCGACCTTATCTGCAATGCTCACAACGTCCTCGCCGCAATCCGCGCGGCAGGGTGGGCGGTGGTGCCGGTCAAGCCGACTGAAGAAGTAAACGACGAAATCATAAATGCAATGATTGATTCCGGGTATATCACGGCCAATGAGCAAGAAGCGGCTAAAATTTACCGGGCAGCAATCCGCACAGCAGCGCCGGGGGTGAAGCCATGATCTTACAACTCAACCCGCCAATTCCGATGACGACACCTCTCGGTAAAGGCATGGCGCAGTTGGTCATAGATATGGGACTCGAACATGATCTGATCTGGGTCGTGTTTCAGGCGGATGGCGAGTGCTGGTGCTGGAGCAACAAAGACATTCGCGCGGACAACAACATTACCATCGGTCGTGTCAAACCAACGGAGAAAAGATAATGAATAATGTTGGATTGAGTGCCGGGCCGGTCATATCCACGCAGGAAGAGGCACAGAGCGTCAATGATTTGGCTCAGAATTGGAAAATCATAGCACGATGCCCGCACGTCACCAGAGTGTGGAATTGGTGCTTTCCGTTAGTCGACATGACGCCATATCAGTCGTTTTACAGCGACGGCATCATCGCCACGGTGCAGCGTCGCGATGCGGGAGAGACTGTCCTACTGGGCAAATGGGCCAGATAGAGATATACCGCACCCATAACCGATAACTGAGGCATCACATGCAGCTGCGACCGTATCAGCAAGAGGCCGTCGACGCCGCTCTTGTAGCGCTGGAGGCGGGCTCTAACCCCGTGCTCCAGCTTGCTACGGGCACCGGCAAGTCCCTCATCATCGCCGCCCTGGCAGAGCACTACCGCGCCACCAACAGGCAGGTGTGGATGATTACCCACGTTCAGCAATTGGTGAAGCAAAACGCACTCACATACGAGCGATATGCGGGCATCGAACCCGCGATTGTGTGCGCCAGCCTTGGTCGCCGGGACACACGGGGTGGTGTGACCTATGGCACGATCCAGAGCGTCACCGGCATGCTCGATAAACTGATTGCCCCAGACCTGATCGTCATCGACGAGGCCCATCGGGTGCCACACAACGAGGGCGAGCCCGGCCAATATGAGGTATTACTCAGCCGATACCCGTGGGTTGGCCGAGTAGCTATGACCGCCACACCCTGGCGCATGGACAATGGTGTGATTCACGGCGACGGCAAGCAATTTTGGTTTGACACACTAGCCTATAGCTACACTGTACAACGTGCCGTGGCGGATGGATGGCTGTGCCCGCTGGTGGGTGTCGAGACTGCCGTCCAGCTTGATGTGCAGAAGATTGCCATTAAAGGTGACTTTATACAGTCGCAAGTTGCAGCCGCTCAAACTGAGACATGGCTAAAATCTGTAGCTAGATCAATGCTGAAGTTGGCTGAAAAGCGCCAGCATATTGGAGTCTATTGCCCCACGGTTAAAGCCGTAACTAAAACCGCCGAGATCATTCGAGAAGTCACCGAATGGTCTGTGTCTGTGTTGCATTCGGGCATGTCATCTGATGAACGCCAAGCAGCCCTGCGTGATTTTATGTCAGGTGCCGTGCGAGTGCTCTGCTCGGTGGACATGATCACGACGGGGTTTGATTTTCCCGCGATGGATTGCATCGTTTGCCTGCGGCCCACGTTGTCGTCATCGCTCTGGGTGCAAATCCAGGGGCGCGGTACACGACTGCATCCTGACAAAAAAAACTGCCTTATATTGGACTACGCAGGCAACCTGATCCGCCTGGGTGGTGTGGACATGTACGAGAATTTTTACCGCGAGAAAGGGCTTGAGGTGGTGTACACCGCTGGGCCCTACTCATCGACAGATGCCCCGAAAGATGCCCCGACAGAGCAAAAAATTTATTCCGGGGTTAACACGCTGTTAGCGATTGACCCGATGACCGGCCAAGCGGTTCTAACCGAATCAATCGTTAAGGTCGATGTACAGAGCGTTAGCGCGGTGGCAATTACCCCAAAAGGCAAAAATGTGCCTGTCTTGCTTGTGCATTATGCCTGCACCACCACTGAGGGGGTGTCGATAAAGGCGAGCAGTTTTATCGACACCGAGAATCCGACTTACAAAACGCATCAGTTTTTTTTCAACCGTGGCCTTGCCGTCTCCCTGCCATCTTCGGCAAAGTCGCTGTCCTGGCAAATCAAAGGCGCACAGATGCCCGATACGGTGGTGGTTAGAAAAAAAGGCCAATACTGGAATGTGATTGAGGAACATTTTTAATGGCCAAACCTCCCTCACACATTTGGGTTGTCGAGGATCAGCCGAAGCCGGTCGACTACGCCCTAGCCTATGCGCGCCTGGGCTGGCACGTCCTGCCGGTGTGGTCTGTCGACGCCCACGGCCAGTGCCGGTGCGGTCGTCCACATGGTGAGAAGGGCCACACGCCCGGCAAGCACCCTCAGAGCAATCTGGTTCCGCACGGGCATCAGGATGCGAGCGCCGACGAGCAGGTGATCCGAGACTGGTGGGCTGTCGACCCGGATGCGGGCATCGGCATCAGCCTCGCCGCGTCGGGCTTGCTGGCACTCGACATTGACCCGCGCAATGACGGGCGCGACACGCTGGCACAGATCGAGGCCGAGCATGGCGTGCTGCACTCCGATTGCGTGGCGATCACGCAGGGTGGTGGCGAGCATCGGGTGTTCGCCGCCGATCCTGAGATGTCGTACCCAGGCACGCTGGGTGACGGTCTCGATCTAAAACATCACGGCTATATCTGCGTGGCACCCACGTTTGGCACTAGCGGCGATTATCGGTGGGCCCAGGGCCGGTCTCCCATCAGCAAATCGAACCCGGCAAAGCCCGCCCCCCTGCCCGATTACATCGCAAGCCGGGGCCGGTCAGCAGTCGACTACAGCCTTGTCGAGCGTAACGGCGCACCGGTCGCCACCGCCCAGACATTCGACGACCTTCGATCCGCGCTGCATTACGTCGATGCGGACGACTATACGACTTGGGTAAATGTCGGGCTGGTTCTCAAACCCTACGGCGAGAATGGATACAAAATTTGGACCGAATGGGCGTCGAAGTCCGAAAAATTTGATGCGGCTGCCCAGCGCCGGAAATGGGAACGAGACATCGACCGGCCCCATAGCATCACTTACCGGTCGATATTCCGTATGGCCATCGACAATGGTTGGCAGGGTAACCACGACAAGCCTGCGGTGCCAGAAGCCAAGATCAGGCAGGATGAGCACCCTCTCAGCCTGAGCCGCGCCGAGCCTCAATCGGGCGCGAGCAAGGTGTTCGTTTTCGAGTATATTTTTGACGACTACATGAGTGTGGGCGTGAACGTCATTGCCGGTGCCCCGGGTGTCGGCAAAACCACGCTGATTGTGCCGCTGGCACTGACCGCCGCACACATCTGCCCGCCAGACTATGCGCTCAAGCCGTCGATCCGACGCAACGTGATCATCATCACCGAGTCGGTCGTGCAGGTGCAGCGCGTTATCTACTCGGTACACAATTGGGGATATGTCGGTAACGACGCCCAAGTGTTTGAAAACCGCATCAAGATCATTCATGCCAAGCGCCTGGACCCGAAAATCGTGGCGCAGGTGGCTGAGGAATATCGGGGATGGACCGTCGAGAATGAAAAAGCGGATGGATCGTTTTATTCTGCGTTGCCGCTGGTGGTGTTTGATACAGCGAATGCGGTTTTTGATCTGGAGAACGAGAACGATAACGCCGAGGTGGGCAAGGCCATGGCGCACGTTAAGGAATCGTTTGTCGATTTCCCGTTGATCATTATCACGCACACGGCGAAGGCCCTGGGCTCGCTCGAGTCAGATTTCCTGAGCCCGCGCGGTGCATCCGCGTGGACCGGCGATGCCCAGGGCGTTTATCTGGTGTTCCGCGATGGTGAGACGAATGACGCCCCTCGCGTACTCAAAGCCACGAAGGTCCGGTTCCCGACAGCGTTCGACGAACTGTCTTTTGATCTGATCAGCAATTCCGAAACGCACAAAGACATCCTGGGCTATGACAAGGAAATCTGGTTCTCGCACTCAGTTGCTCGGCCCCTGAAAGCCGGTGAGCGCAGCCAGTTGAAGGAAAGCCTAAAACAGAAACGCGAGGATGATCAGGTGTCCGCTCTCTGCGCTGAGATGTTGAATTTGATCCGCAACAACGAAAACCAACCACGAAGTTTCTATGAACGTATGTCCGTCTCGCAGGGTGGTGTGAAAGGCTCAAGAGACAAAAAGACGCAGACAATTGACACGTTGCTGGAGAAAGGCGCGATTGAGATTGTTGAGCTTGATACCCCTAAGGGGCGGCAAACTCATTACATCCGCATTGCCAAACCAAAGCCGACCGACGACGAAAACAAATATAACCTGTGAGGTAATATGATAATTAACGGAAAATCATTGCTGCGGTGCTGTCCGCTGACACCGATGGTTGACGGCAAGCGGCGCGAGCATGGCGTCAGTTATGGCCTGACTGAGGCAGGGTATGATGTCCGCATCAAGCAGGAGGTGCGGCTGAACCCTCAGAACAAATTCGTTTTGGCATCGACGATAGAGCGGTTTGAGATGCCGAACCATTTGGTCGGCGTTGTGCATGACAAATCCACTTGGGCCCGGCAGGGTCTCAGCGTGTTCAACACCGTGATCGAACCAACGTGGGAGGGCTACCTGACCCTCGAGTTGGTCTACCATGGCAATGGTGAGCTTCTGATCCCGGCAGGCGCTGGCATCGCCCAGGTGCTGTTTTACAGCTTGTTGCAAGAAGCAAGCTACGCTGACGGGAAATACCAAAATCAACCGGATGAGCCGGTTGGTGCGAAATTCGTTTAGAAAGGCGTAACGATGACAACCCAGATCACAATGATCAAAGACCTCAAGAAAAGCTGCGGAGACTGCTCGGCATGCTGCTCTGGCGCGCTGAGTGGGCAGGCCCACGGTCATTTTTTCTTCAAGGGTCGGCCCTGTTTTTTCCTCAAAAACAGCGGGTGCTCGATCTATGAGGACCGGCCCGAGAACCCTTGCGTCACTTACAAGTGCGGCTACCTGACGGAGGCATTCTTTCCTGAGTGGATGCGGCCCGATCAGTGCGGGTTCATCGCCACCGCCCGTGTGCATCGGTATATGGAGAAGGTGAAGGATGGCGACACAGAGCACGACGTTGAGCGCATGATCCCCTACATGCAACTGATCGAGTATCAGGGCCCGACGTCCGCTAAGGCCCTCTGGTGGTTCATTGAGAAGCATCTGGAGGGGTCGATCCCTAACCTGCTGATCGAGATTGATGGCGGATATCAGCGCATGGGCAGCATGGACTTCCTGCGGGCCAAGCTCTAGCCTGTAGACCGCAATGGATAACTGAGAATGACGACGTGGGTTTTTGACACTGAGACGATGCCGAACCGTACCCTAATCTGCGCCAAAAACGTGGATACGGGTGCGTGGTTCGACCTGTGGCGGCATGAGCCGAACGCCCCGGATCGGCTAACGCAATTCATCGGTCAGCCGAAAGCGACATTTGTCGGGTTCAATTCCAAGTCGTTCGACAGTCTGATCGTCGCGGCATTCTGCGCCGGGCGCACAGAACTCGAGATCAAGCGCATTGCGGATGACATTATCACAAACAACGTGCCGCCCTGGATTTCGGCGCGAAAGTTCGCGTTGGAAGACGTGTTTGCCGACCACATCGACTTGATCGAGGTCGCGCCGTCGTTCGTGGGCCTCAAAGCCTACGGGGCCCGCATGCACATGCCGCGCTTGCAAGAGATGCCCTTGGCACATGACGCATTCCTTGAGCCTGCCCAGGAGGCGCTGCTGCTGGAGTATTGCCACAACGACGTGGACACGACGGTGGAGCTTTTGAACCAGCTTGAGAAGGAGGTCGTCCTCCGGGTGGAGATGAGCCGCCGCTATGGCGTCGACATGCGAAGCAAGTCCGATGCTCAGATGGCTGAGCAAGTCTACATCACGACGATGGGCCTGCAACGCGCGAAGAACGACATCCCAACACACGTTGTGTATACAGCCCCCAAGTTCCTGCGGTTCAAAGATGCCGGGCTTCAGCACATTCTGAACAGCGTCGATGGCCGTCAATTTGAGGTCAACCCCGAAACCGGTCACGTTAAACTGCCCGACTTCCTGGGCGATGCGTCGGTGAAGTTTGGCACAGGTGAGTATCAACTCGGGGTGGGCGGTATCCACAGCGTGCATGACCGCAAGGTGTGCCACATCGCGGGCAATGACATCATTTGCGACATCGACGCCGCCAGCTTTTATCCCAGCATCATCCTCGAGTGCGGCTTTGTACCCGAGAATTTGGGGCAGCGGTTCATCGAGGAGTATCGGACGATCTACGACCGGCGGCTGGAGGCCAAGCGGGCCGGTGACAAGGTGACCGATGGCACGCTGAAGATTTCTCTCAACGGCACATTCGGCAAACTGGCCAGCCGCTATTCGGTGCTCTACTCGCCCGATCTGATGCTGGCAGTGACGCTCACCGGGCAGCTTACGCTGCTCATGCTGATCGAGTGGCTCGAGGCTGTCGGTGCTACCACGCTCAGCGCCAACACTGACGGCATTGCCATCCGCTACCCAAAAAATATTGACCCTGCCATCCAGCAAGCGGTTGCAAAATTTGGCGAGACCTCTAAATTCAGCTTTGAGTTTACGCCTTACCGCGTGCTCGCCATGAAAGACGTCAATAACTACATAGCTGTAAAACCGGATAGATCGTTGAAAACCAAAGGCATTTACGCCCCGTTATCGCTGAAGAAGAACCCCACCGCCCAGGTCTGCGCCGATGCGGCTGGGCAGTGGCTGGCGAAGGGTGTGCCGTTCATCGAGACAATCAAGGCGGCCCCGTTCTGCGATTTCATCTCTGCTCGCAATGTGACGGGTGGCGGCGAGCAGATGGGTAAATATCTGGGCAAGGTGGTGCGCTGGTATCAGTCGAATGACCCAGCCCTCGAGCCGATCCGGTACAAAACGAACGGCAATAAAGTACCTAAGACCGACGGTGCCCGAGCCTGCATGGAATTGCCCGACAAGGTTGAGCACCCGCCAGACTTGGATTACGAGTGGTATCACAAGGAAGCCATCAAGATTGCGGTGGCCCTGGGATGCACGAACTACCTGACGTCCGACGACATAACTTTGATAACGCCACCCCCTAAGATCAGGAAGATCAAAAATGGAAAACCCAAACAGTAAGACGGTCTTTGTGATCCAGGCCGACAAAAACAAAGATTTCTCAGATGCTCGTCGTTTCGGGACTTTGCGAGCGGTGTTTAACAACCCGCGCAAGCCCTACGATACGAGTGCGATGATAGACCGCGCAAAGCGAGTGCTTCGAGATTGGAAGCCGGGCGATTACCTGCTGATGATCGGAGACCCGACGCTGTGCGCTGTCTGTATGACCCTGGTCACCGAAGAGTATGATCAGGTGAACGTGCTTAGCTGGGACCGCGAGACGTTCCAATATCTGAAACAGGAATGGGATTTCCGCCAGTTGAGCTTTGACTTTGGCGAAACCGAAAACTGACAACGAAAGGATAACACAATGAGTGATTGGACAAGCAACTTACGGAAGGGCAAGCAAGCTGTGCCGCCGCGTATTGTCATCTATGGCGGCCACGGCATTGGCAAGAGCACGCTCGCCAGCCAGTTTCCCAGGCCGATTTTTATCAGCACGGAAGACGGTCTCGACAGCCTCGATGTGACCAGCTTTCCCAAAGCCGCGCACATCAAGGACGTGGTTGAGAGCATCAAGACGCTGATCAAAGAGGATCACGATTTTCAGACCGTGGTGATCGACTCCGTCGATTGGTTGGTAGAGCCCCTCATCATCAGCAACGTCGAGGCCACGCACGAGGCCAAGGATTTGGCATACGGCAAGGGCCAGATGATGGTCGCCGAAGAGTTCCGCGAAATCCTCCAGGGCCTTGATGTGCTGCGCATGAAGCGTGGAATGAACGTGGTGCTGATCGCCCATGCCACTGTGGTGCGGTTTGAAGACCCTCGGACTGAGCCGTATGACCGGTATCAACCGAAGCTGCCGAACCGCTGCAATGCCTTATTGCAGGAATGGGCTGACGTGATCGCGTTTGCCGCGTTCAAGGTGATCATCCGCAAGAGCGACAGCGGCTTCAACAAAGAGAAAACGCGCGGCGTCACGACCGGCGAGCGCCTCCTGCATTTTGTCGAGAACCCCGCCTATGCGGCTAAGAACCGCTATGGCTGCCCCGACGAAATCGAGATGAAGATTGAGAATCTCGGCAAAGTTATCCCCATCGCAAACTGAGAAAGGAATACGACAATGGCTAAGTTTGGATTTGACGTTACCGAGGTCGAACCGTCCGCCCCCCGGGGTGATTATGAACCGATACCGGCAGGTAATTATATCCTTAAGGCCCTCGAGGCTGATGAGAAGAAAACCGCAAGCGGCGGCACCATGATCACCGTAAAGTTTGAGGTGGTTAAGGGCGAGCATGTCGGTCGCCTGCTCTGGCAGAATTTTAACACTGTGAACAACAGCCCTACCGCCCAAAGCATTGGGCGTGGGCAGATTGTGGCCTGGGCGCATGCTTGCGGTAAGCCGAATGCCGATGACACTGACAAGCTGCTCGGCAAGCCGTTTGCTGCGTCGGTGGACATCGACCCGGCAAAGAACGGTTACAAGGCCAGCAACAAGATCAAGGCGTTCCTGGCCCAGCAGGACGATGGCGAGGCCCCTGCGAAGAAGGCCCCGCCTGCACCCAAGCCTGCCACCAAGTCTGCCCCGGCAGGCAACGCAAACCCCTGGGATTGATCCATGGTAGCCATCCCGCCCCCTCCTGAGCAGCAGATCGTAAACCGCATCTATGCGGCAATTGAGAAGGAAAAGGTCAACCCTGACCTGTACCTGGGGCGGCTTGGTTCCTCGTTCATAGGCGAGGAGTGCGTTCGTCAGATTTGGCTCAATTGGCGAGGTTTTGCCCGTGAGCAGTTTGAAGGGCGCATGCTTCGCCTGTTTGAGACGGGGCACTTGCAAGAGGAGCGGATCGTGGCCGATCTGCGCCGGGCAGGTTTTGCTGTCTGGGATAAGGGCGAGGATGGTCGGCAGTTTGAGTTTATCGACCAGACCGGGCATTTCATCACAAAGGTCGACGGTGTGGTGAAAAACGTCCCAGAGAGCGATAAGCCGCACCTACTGGAGATTAAGACGCACAACAGGAAGAGCTTCGACGGCTTGCTGAAGAAGGGCGTGCAAGGCGCGAAGCCGCTGCATTACGCCCAGGTGCAGATCAGCATGGCGCTGGGTGGATTCACCCGGGCCTTGTATGTGGCACTCTGCAAGGACGACGAGCAATTTTATGTGGAGCGTGTCAAGGAAGACAAAGCCTTCCAGGCGAAGCTACAAACCAAGATCACCAAGCTGGTCGAGGCTCAGTTGCGCCCGGCAGGCATCAGCGACGATGCGTCGTCGTTTGGCTGCAAGTTTTGCAGCATGAAGGCGGTCTGCACCAAGGAAGCCCCGCCCCTGCATCACTGTCGCACATGCGCCATGTGCTCGGCAGGTGCCGAAGGCAAGTGGGTTTGCAACCTGAACAGCTTCACCCTGACCCTGGATGAGCAACGCCAGGGCTGCGAACATCACGAGGCTTTATGATGCTGACAATTGGAATTGACCCGGGCCTAACCGGTGCCGTGGGCGTGCTCGAAAACGGCGAGTTTCACGCTGTCTTCGATATGCCCACGGTGTCAAAAGGCTCGGGCAGTGTGAAGAATGAAGTGGACCCGGCGGGCCTCGCCGCAATTCTTCGTGACTATCACGCGCTATGCGTGATTGAGCGGGTCAACGCGATGCCCAAGCAGGGTGCATCATCGACGTTCAGTCTGGGCGACAGTTTTGGGGCCGCCCGGGCGGTTGTGGCCACCATGGGTATTGGCATGACTTACGTCACGCCAGCGGCCTGGAAAAAGCATTTTAAGCTGCCGTCAGACAAAGAGATGAGCCGTGCCCTGGCGATCCGCATGTTCCCTTCAGCACCCCTCAATCTGAAGAAACACGCGGATCGCGCCGAAGCCCTGTTGATGGCGCGGTGGCTCTACGAGACGCAGCGGTAAGCCTTACTGCGGAAGGCGCGTTGCCATCACGTTTACGTTGATGGGTTCAGGCTGGCGGTTGGATACGTTTTCCAATGCCCGGATAGCTGCAGCCACGCTTGTTGGATTGTTTGACGCCAGCATTTCCGTGATCCGAACGGCGCGAGCCTCATCCAACTGTCCGTTTTGAACGGCCTGCGTAACCAACCTTGTGAGCGATTGGTCAAACCCTCCGATTGCCCCAGAACTGTTACGAGACGTTTGATTGGCCCGATGGAACAACTGCGCTTCTCGATTGAGGGTGGCTGTGAACAGGTCGGCATAAGCGGGCGTTTCAAAAATTGCCCCGATGCGATTACGCATTGCCGGTGAATTGATCAGGCTTTGCGTGCTCGCCAAACTAGCCTCCGGGTTCATAACAGAGCCGTAGATGTTTTGAACTGAGCCGACACCTTGCTGAGGATCGGCGCTCTCCTCTTCAAAAAGTGCGCGACCGGCAGGGCCAGCCAGCCAGCCTTGCAGGCGACGAACAGCCTCATCTTGTTGCCGGGGTGTGCGGGAATCCCGCATGAGCGCCGCGAACAGCGTTGGATCAGGATCGGTTACGGCCCGAGAAATCAATCTCTCTGCGCGATCAGAACCTAGATTAGTAATAAAATTATTAAGCGCGCTCGATGCGATTGCGGGAGTTTGAATGTTTCCCGTGCCGGTAACTTGAGAAAGTTTGCGACCAAGTGCGGCACCGCTTAACTGAGCAAGCCTGTTTATCAATCTGTTTTGTGATGCAACAACCACCCCACCGACATCAGGCAAATCACCGCGGGCACGTTCCAGCGCGGTAAACTCCGTTCCAATTTGACGAAGGCGATTGAGTTCTTCAGGGCTAAAAACAGCCTCAAACACCGCGCGCTGTTTAGGACCATTCAACGCATCGAGAATGGCACTTCCACTGAACACTTCACCATTTGGCGTGGCACTGCGAGAGCGTGCCAGAATGTTGTCTACAAAAGCACCTCGGAGGCCAGCCAAAGCCGCCCCGGAACTGTCGCGGGCCGCTGATCGCCTGAGCGATGTGGCAGCTTCAACGGGATTGTCCGCTCTAAATATGCGCGTCACTGCGTCGTTGGGGTTGCCCTCCAAGAACCGCGCAATTGCTGTTTCTCGGGGCCTTTCCAAACTGCGGGAAATACCAATTTGGCGAGCTTCGGCACCCTGTGCTCGGGTTTGAGCTTCCAGGGCGTTGGTGACGGTTTCACGAAGTTGAGGGTATTGCTCCAAGAGCGCCTCGTTACTCCGCATCCAAGACTCAGCCGCTTCAGGCTTCAGACGACCTTCTGCGGTAACCGCACGATTACGCAGAGAGCGGGTCAGGTAATCTTGAACGGCGTTTTGAACGACTTCGTTTTGGCCCGCACCGATGTTTGTCGGATCAGAAGTCGCGGCACGCAAGGCGCTTTCAGCAACACCCCCCTGCACGCCGCCCTGACCGATGAGGCTGGTCAGTGTCATTTCAGCCGGAATCGCAGGTGATCCGCCGCGCGTATCAACAAGCCTTCCCGCCGGGCCTTCAGTAAACGTCTCATTTAGCCGTCGAGAAAAATCACGGGCAAGCGCATACGGGCCGCCGATATCACCCAAGCTATTCATTGTTTTTAAAGTGGCTTTAGCCAAGTCTCCAGCTATACGAGCCTGATTGGGCTGCCCGGCGTCAGACGCACGACGTGCAATATCCAACATTTCCGAACGAAAACCTTGAAGTTCTGAAGGAATTTCAAAGTCTCCAAGAAGTCGTTCCCCTTTCTTATTGGGTGCAAGAAAGCCGCGCGCAAACTCAGGAATATTTTGTTGTTGAGTGCGCGCAGTATCTGCAACAAGTTTATCAAATTCAACAAACAGCGGCCTAGTATCAATTTGCACATCTTTTGGAATTTCGTTCCAAAGAGTGTTTTCTTGTTTTCGCGCTGCTCTATACGCTTTTTCAAATTCTTCACGAACAACGCGAGAAGCGTCTTCAGCTGTTGACTGAGGCTCCAATGCCGCAACACGTTCACTCGCTTGGGTTCGAGCTTGTTCAACACGGGCTTGAAGGGCAGCATTCAACCGATCACGGCGGTTTTCCAAAAACGCTCGCGTTTGGGTTGGGTCACCACCAAGAGCGCGGGTTTCTTCCAACAAGGTCGCCTGCGCTGCTTCGGCCCGATCACGAAGAGACTTTTCAATTGTCGGATCAGATTTTGCAACAGCGCGCTCCAGCGATAAAAGCAGTGGCTGTTGCGTGCGCTGGGCAGGCGTCAGGTCAGCGATTGTACGGGTTTCGGCAGCAACGGCTGCCGCCTCGGGATCAGCCGTGAGGCTTTGCAGGCGACCAGGGGCGCGTGTCGGATCGGCTTGCGCTTCCCGCGCCCGACCGACCGCGCGAGTAACCAACCCGGTGGGGCCGTACCGCAAGAGCATGCCCGCAAGCCCGGGCGAAACACCGCCGACCAGTTCACCGATCATGCCGCCATACGGGCTGTCCGGATTGTACTCTTCCCCGACAAAACGACCCGCCCCGGCACCTGCGCCGGACGCCAATTCACCTGCGACAGTGGAAGTTGGCGCAACAAATTGACCAAGACGACCCGTCGAAGACCCAACAGGCGCTTGCGCGATACGTTGGCCCACACCAGCAACAAGAGGGTTCGCTGAAGATGCTGCCAAACGAGCGGCACCATAGCCGGGCACCAGCATACCCACCGATTCGCCAACGCCGCGCCCGATGTACTCCGCAGGTGTTTCAGGCTGTTGATCGACTCCTGGCACCATTTGGGCTCCGGTAGCCCGACCAAACCTCGACATGCCCGATTCAATGCTTGCTGAACCGCCGAAGGGCCGATCACTGACCGGCATGCCGGTGTATTTCAAAGCGAGGTTGGCCAGATCAACGGGCATGCCAAGCACCGACGCGATGCCACGATTTAGAAATGGAAGCGCGCCCCCGCCGCGACCCGCGTCTTCTTCTGGCGGGGCACTCCCACCCATTTGCTGCTGCGCGTAAGCTAAAACTTGCTCTTGCGTAGCGCCTTCGGGGGCTGTGATAGCAAAGCGACGTCCGTCAGGGGCGGTGATTTCGTATCGCATCATTCAATCGGCTGGATGGACCAGCCCTCCTGCTGTGGTGGACGCGAAGGCTGTCGGGTGTCTCGACGTCTGGTATCCTGGCGCGGTGGAGGCGGCGCGGGCTCTTCGCCACCTTGCGGAACACCCATAGTAGGTAAGAAACTTCTAATAGCCTGCGCTTTTTTCAAAGCGTCTTGACGCATATCGCGAGGCAGAGACGTGTTTTCAGCGACTTGCTCAGCCTCTCTAAGACTTGTGCGAAGTGTAGCATCAAGACTTGTCAATCTTTCTCTTAACGTACGAGTACCTGTAAACGCATTTGGTAAAATATTAACTTCTTCACGGATGCGTTCCATTTCTCTGACTGGATACTGATCGTTAATTGAAAGCGTGCGAATTAAACCGTTTATATTGTTAAAAAATGTCTGACGATCTCGAGCCAAGCCCGCAGGAGCAACATTAACTCCAAATTGTTCAGTAACACCCTGTGCGGAAGCCTGCGCGCCAGCAACCATGCCAGTGACTTCAGGTGCCAACTCCCAAAGCGAACGTTGCCGTCGAGGTTGTTCCCCAGCAGAACCTTCTGTTGTGGGCGTGGCACTTGGAGCAGCTGTACCGCTGCCAGCGGCAGCAGGAGCGGCAACAGGAGCCGCTGTCGTTGGGGCGGCAGTCGTTGGGGCAGCCGCCGGAGGCCCGGCAAGCGAAGGTCCAGCAGCCGTAACGGGCCTGGATTCTCCTGACATCCGATTAACGAGCAGCGGCATGCCGGTGATGGGATCAGCAGCGACAGTGTCAACATTATCAACAATGCGAGAAGCCGTAATACGATCAACACCGTAGGTAGACATCATCTCATTGATTCGGGTTTCTCGCGCGCTTGGCTGATTACCCCGAAGATAGGCTTCAATCACTTTGCTGTTGATTGCACGACGTTCTGCCGCCTCTTGACCGGCAAGCGTTTGAAGCGATGCCAAATCCTGGCGGGCACCTGTCATCCGCAGTTCCTGAGCCCGCAGGCCCAAGGCGCGGCGATCAGCTTCTTCAGTCCGGCGACCCTTTGCGTATTCGCTCATCTCTTTACCAACAAGCGACAGGTTCTCAGCAAACTGGCCCGTCTTGGTGGGAGCGCCAAAAGCCGCAGCCAAACGGAAATACATCTCGGCACGAGAGGTGGGGCTTTCAGTACGCTCAGCCATTTGCCGAACCGCGTTAGAAAAAGCCTCAGTTTCGCTCCGAGCCGCCTGCTGGGCTTGTGCAAGCTGGGCACCATAATTTGTGGTCGGGGTGGCATACCGCTGCAAAAGACTTTCTAGGTCCATCGTGCGGTTGCCGGATGCGGCAGGGATCGTCACCCGAGCCGGTGGCGGTGCCGCAGAGCTTGCGCCTTCCGTGGTTACATCACTGCCAGCGCCATCAGCAGGATCAGCTTGACCAGAGCCGTCGTTATAGCTTGCCGCCAAGTCATTGAGGCCGCCATAATTAAAACGACGGCGAACCCATTTCCTAGTCGGAGCCCCGCGATATTTCTGGTTCAGCCGATACAGATCAGATTTCATATCCAGCCTCCTCAGATGCTACCCAAAGCCTTGGCAGTATAAATGCCCGTGGCCAATTGCGACAGCGGTGACGGGGCATAGCTGGCGCCCGTGGTGCTCCCCGTGCTCGTCTGCGTTGTTGGCACAGAGGGTGCAATACCGCGTATCTGAGTGCTGAGCCAATCCAATTGCCTCTGCGGATACAGTCGCGCTTCCTCGGCCTTGGCGCGTTCAGCGTCAAAAACTCTCTGAGAGAGGTTTTGCTGAGCGGCACCCGCAGACTCTAGAGCCGCCGCATCAGCCGTTCTGAGGGCCTGATTTTGGCGTGCCATTTCGCTAACATTCTGCAATGCCGACATTTGGCGTACATAATCTTGGGCTTGCGCCGCCTGGGCCTGCTGCACCGCAGACAAACCATACTGTTGCTGAGCCTGACCGGCAGACGTCTGCATCTGGCCAATGTTTGCAAGAGTTTGCATCTGCTGACCGGTAAGCTGGCCGGATGTCTGACCCAAATTGGTGAGAGCTTGTAACTGCTGACCGGTAAGCTGTCCGGTGGTTTGGCCGAGATTTGCAAAAATATTGGCCTGCTGGCCTGTAAGCTGGCCTGCGGTTTGGCCAACATTGGCGAGGTTTTGCGCCTGCTGAGCAGTAAGCTGACCGGTCGATTGACCCATGTTGATAAGATTTTGTGCTTCTTGATTGGTAAGCTGTCCTGCTGACTGACCAAGATTGGTAAGAGCTTGCATCTGTTGATTGGTAAGCTGACCATAGGTCTGACCAATGTTAGTCAAATTTTGCATTTGCTGGCTGGTAAGCTGACCGGTGGTCTGGCCCAAGTTAGTGAGAGCCTGCAACTGCTGACCGGTAAGCTGACCGGCGGTCTGACCAAGATTACCATACTGAGCACCGCCCTGAAGAACGCGCGACAAATCCGCGCCGCTGATGCTGCCGACAGTGCCCGCAAGCTGAGCCTGTCGCGCCAGATCGGCTTGGGCGGCGTTGAGCGACTGGCCGTAACCCTGCTGGGCGGCCATAGATTGCTCTTTAAGGATGGCCTCCTGCGTGTCTCGCAGGGCTCGAGAACCGAACTCGCCCATGCGATTGCTACCGAACTGCCCGGCCTTGATGAAGGAATCAGACACCTGCGGCAGCAGGTTCTCGGACAGGTTACGGGCACCCTGCTTTGCAATGACGTCCAGCACGCCCTGCTGATAGGGCGACATATACTGGCCGACCTGTGAGGCCGAAGTCTGACCAGCGGCGGTGAGGTAGGGACTAGCTGCTGTCAGCGCGCGCTCGGCAAGAGATTGGGCAGTAGTGTTCTCGGCCTTGTTCAACAGCGGCTGCGCCGCGCCCACGATGTCCAGGGCACCGGCGCGATCAAGGTATGGCTGGGCTGAGCCTATAACATCCAAGGCCGACGCGCGTTGAAGATACGGATCAGCGGCTTTAACGCTGTCAAGATCAAAGGCTTTGTCAAAATATTTTTGAGCCGCTCCGATGCCGCTTTTTGACGCAGCTTTTTGAAAATAAGATTGGGCCGCGCCGGGTATGTTCATACCCGCCGCTTGGCTTAAATAAGGTTGCGCTGCGCCCATGAGGTTTTGAGCAGCGGCTTGGCCAATATACGGCTGGGCCGATCCCAAAATATCTTGAGACCCGGCACGCTGAAGATAAGGCTGGGCGACCCCGGCAATGTCCATCCCGGCGGCTTGGCCATACAATTGCTGGCCAGCGTTAAGGCTTGAACCGACCAAATCTTGCCGAAGATACGGAGCCTGACCAGCTTGAAGCTGATTTGCAGTTCCTTTGCCGGAAAAATCCTTCATGCCCGTGCTGGCAAAAGTCATGTCGGGCTGGTACGCCCCGACGTTTTTGTTTACGAGGTCATACGCTTGATTCTGCTGCGGGGCAAAGTATGCAACCCGCTCGCCTTTATATGCTTCATACGGCTTATCAGCTATATTGGTTGATGTTTGAATTAAATTGTAAATAGCATCTTGCATCCACTTCGGTGTTTCCGAAGTGTTTTGTGCATACGATGTGGCAACTTGCGGCGTGCCCTGAAACAAACTTCCAGACATCAGGCGACTCCCTTCAAATAGGTAAGCGGCGATTTAGCATCCGGGCTGAATTTACCTCGAGCGAGGGTTTTGCCTTTGTGCTTGCGGATTTCCGCCCGCATTTCATCCAGCCGCTTTGCACCCGCTTTGCTCGATCCATCACCGAGCATGGCAACGGTTTCCGCGTCGATAACATACTCGCCATCAGAGAGTTTGGCATCAATTTCATCCGAGCGCCCGGTGCCGCCGCCTCGCACAAAACGAGACATGGCATTCAAGCCACCCTGCGCCATTGCCGGGGCTTTGTTGTACTCGCCGCCGCTGACCCGGTTCCAGTTTTCCGCTATGAACTGATCGAGAGAGACGTTGCTGCTTGCAGCGTCTGCTGAAAGTTTGTCCCAATCCCACACGATACTCGGGCGGTTGAAATATTCCTGCTGAGTGGGGGATAGATTTCTGATTGCGCTCTGCACGGCGGGCGGCGCGTTACTGGAAGAACCCATGCCAGACAACGCCGCAAGAGCCGCACCACCCGCGAGAAGCGGACCCAGCCGACCCAGAGTGCCGCCGGAGGATGTTGCGCCGCCCGTTGTTGTTCCAGATGTTGCGGGGCCAACACCTTCACCGTAAGTCGCGGTTGTGTTTGCCGCAGGGTTACCTGTCGAGGGTTCAACACCAATGAGGCTAGAACCGGTCGTAATGCCTGGATTAGCCTCGGCCCCCATATAACCCAAATTTGCAGCTATCGGATTAAGCGCACCCAGGTTTGAAATTCCAGTGGGTGCAGCAGCCGGTGCTGCGGTTGTTGTGGCTCCAGAGGCTGTGGGTGCCGCACCCGTGGCAATTTGTTGGTTGCCTTCGCCGCCGAAATCATAGCTGGCAACCGGGCTTGCATCGGATGCAGCCGGTGCTGCGCCGTTTGTCGTGTCGGCGGCGGGAGCAGCGGCAGACGACGATGTCAAGCTCGACAAAGACGGCAGGTTAGTTTTCAACAAGCCGCTGGCAAGACCGCCAAGACCACTAATAGCGCCTGCCTGCAAAGCCTCTGAAGGAGTTTGGCCTGCGGTAAGGGCATTACCAAAACCTTGCGTTGCTCCAGATACCAGCCGGTTCAAATCGGCGTTTTCAATCCCGAGACCACCGAGCCCGCTGATAGTTGAGCCGATTGCGCCAGTGACCGCCCCGGTGATCGGATCACGTCCCCGAAGTGCTGCTGCGCCCGCACCGGCTACGGTGCCGCCAAGGACGTTAGCCATCCCCTGCGATAAGCCAAGATTAAGGGCGCTGTTGATGCCGCCACCCAAAAGATTACCAAGACCGCCGCCAATGCCGCCGGTTAGAGCCCCTGTAAGTGGGTCTCCACCGCCCACAGCAGACGAAGCCGCTCCCATCGCCGCGCCGCCCAACGCGCCCGCCGCCAAGCCTCCAGCCTCAAGCAGGCCGCCTGTGAGCGCGCTGCCGATCATTCCACCGATACCGGGCACAAAAAAGGTCAAAGCAATTGGCACAACCGCCGCCAAAACCTTGCCCCACTTTATTTTCTTGAGCCAGCTTTTGTATTCACGCAGCCCGGTGTTCGGGTTGATCGTTCCCGAACCACCAGCGCGACGAAGCATCGCCGCTTCGCGCGGGTTGACGTGCGCCAGTTCAGTATCACCGCCTCGACCCTGCGCGGCCAATTGCCGGGCAGCAACGGTCAAGCCGCCCCGGGCGTAACCTTTCTTCGACAGACGATCTTGCAGGCCATAGAAGGCGACGAGCAGTGATACGATATAAACTTGGTCGTACTGCTCGGGCAGCATCTCTTCATCGACCATGTCATCGGCAATGGCCTTTGACCTGATCTCTGCGTACTTGTTAGGATTTTTGATAATCTTTTCAAGGGTTTCAATGCCCTCATCCAGATCGTCTGGCATGATTGGCATATTGATGACGGCGCGCTCCATGGCGTCCACCGCCTGGGCGAATTTCGGATCGCTTTGAGCGATCTGCATGATTTTTTCGCGCATCGACATGCTATATCACTCCAAAGTTTGGCAGAACCGTTCTGCCCATTCGTGCCAATTGTCAAAAGCGTATGGTATTGGCATGTTTTCTTTAAGGGTCATGTTGTTTATAAACTGCATGGCCCAGTTTTGCCACTGATCTTCAATGTCCAGCCGACCGAACGCCCCGAACGAATCCAGATCAAGCGCAATTTGATCTGCCCAATCCCTAAGCCCCATGCCAGTTGGCAGCGTGACCCTTGGTCTCATCCAAGCACCGTCTTATCGCCAGTGCTGAGATGGCCGATGATCTGGCCCATCTGGTAATCACCATAGACCGCGTTGCTCTCAAACCGCACGCGAAGCTCCCGGCGCTGCTCTTTGAGCATGACGATCTGCTCAAATGGCATCCCGGCAGTTTCAGGAAACTCAAACTGCGTGCTGTAGACCTCGGGCGCGCGGGCATTCGCTCGACCGGTCACTTGCACCGTCATCGGGCCGCTTTGAACAAAGTCAGGCTCAATCGCGGTGATGCGGATATATTCGTTTTTACCCTGCACCAGTTGTGAGATGTCCGCCGTCTCAAAATACGAAAGGATGGGGCGGATGTTCGGGCCGTCATATTCGTCGGTCAGTTGCTCATGCACCCAGACCCGGTATCCCGACCCAGTGGCCTCGACGCCCGTCAGGATCGGGGCCGCAAACGAATTGTTGAACTGCCCAGCAGACCGGCCATAGTTGGGCAGTTCGGTGTCATACCAGCAATTTTCGCGCACGTTGTATATCACGGCGTGGGTGCATTCGGTCGCGTCGCCGCGCGGATAGCACCACCAGACTTCACCAAAGCGCGGAACCTTGAAGGCGAAAACCCGACTGCGCTGGTTCTGGTTCAGGCCGTCGAAGAACCAGTTCAGGTTCATCGAGTTAGGCACTTCGCGCACCACACCGTTGAACATCATGAACCGGTCAACGCCGCACCAGAAGAACACGCCGTCATAATCCACGACGCACTGCGGCGACATGATCGAGGTGTCGGTGGCGATGACGTCAAACTGGAAGACCGTAGCACCCCCGGTGAACGTGGCTCGCAGTACGGCGTCAAACGCCCAGAAGATCCCCGCCGGGGCGGTGCCTGAACCGGCACGCAGCGGGAAGCCTTTGATGATCTTCTGGCCCCAGACGCGCGCCAATCCCGATCCGCTGCCTGTCAGATTGGTGGGCTCGCCCGGCACCGACCAGCCGATGATGCCATCCGTGCCGTAATAGAATAGGTAGGGGTGCAGGGAGACGATGCCGCCCGTGGCATTGGCATCCGGCGGCAGTGTGATCGACTTCAGATCGCCGGTTCCGAGCACCTCACCGAAGAAGATTTGACCACCCTCGTCATTGCAGATGCAGCGCTCGTTGGGGGCCACATGGGAAATCAGATAGTTCTGGTTGGTAGATGAATCATATTGATAGTCGAACATCCACATGTTGCGTATTGAATTGGTTAGCGCAAACGAACCGCCAGACATATCGGTTTTTGTGAATGTGATTGTGGTTGCCGTGACCAGCACCACAAACCGGTTGGGGTCAGACCCGGCACCGATGGCCGCGCTGATCGTAATGACCGGCCCAACAGCGGCAGCGGTGTATTCCGGTGAGGAGGTGTGAGCGTTGATGTTGGCGGCTACCGCTGTCGCCGTGGTCGCCAGATCAGTGGTGAAAGCCACTACCCCTGACATGATATTCACGCCGTCAACCGTGATCATGTTAACCGACCCAGCCGCGCCGCCGGTCAGCGTCACCGTGCCTGTCGCCGCTACGGCGATAGGTGTCCGGTCGGTCACAATCGAGCTATTGCCGGTCGCATCAATCGTGAACCGGTCCAGCGTGGTCGCGCCGCCCGAGTGGCAATAGACAAAATTCTGCTGCGTGAAAGTCGAGAAGCCCCGGCTGATTTCTTGGAGGTATTTCTGCGTTGAGCGATACCCGCCCATCTTGCGAGGCAATGCGCGCTGCCAGCGCACCCACTGACCGTCAACGTAGAAGTCGCCCTCGAATTTCGTCCCGTCCCGTTTGATACCGGCATTAGATTTTAGAACGACCGTGGTCACTGGCATCAGAAGGCACCGCCGTCGATGTTACCGGCCTGCGCCACGCCTAGAGCGGACCACGCCGCCGCTTGGTTTGCGGCAGTGAAAAGCGCGATGCCGGTAGCCGTACCACCCAGGTTAATGCGAGCACCGCTGGCAGTGGTGGCATTCGTGCCGCCTTCCGCGATTGTCAGCGGAACCGAGATGCCTTGCGTTGAGGCGTTGAGAACGTCGGTCCCGTCGCAGTACAGGATGGCGCGAGAGCCCTGCCCGATGTTGAAACCGGCACCGCCACCCGAAGGCGAAATGGTGAGCGTGTACGCCCCGGTGGTTTGGTTATCGACCCAATACTGCTGCACGGTGGCGGGCACCACGACAGTGCGATTTCCGGTAAGAGTTCCGGTAAAACGATACGCCACTCGGTTCAGTTCCGAACCCGTGAGGGTGTAGGTGCCCGTGCCCGGGATGTTGATCACCGTGTAATCGAACGCGAATGTGGCCGACTGGCCGAAGCCGATGGTGAAGAAATTTGAACCGTCAGAGGCAATGATCGCGGATTCGCCGGGCTGGAACGAAAGGAACAAGGCACCGTTGATCGTGATGATACCGGGCGGGTCTGCGACAATCGCGCCCGTGCCGCTGTTCCGCAGATAAACGAACCAGTTATTGCCGACCACCGTGGGGTCGGGCAGTGTGAAAGTGCCGCCCGCAGATGTCCAGTTGAACATCTTGGCGCGGTCGGTAACGCCCGCCGTGTAATTGGTGTTGAAGGTGGTGATGGGCACCGATTGGCTGAGCAGCGTGCCGACAGCCACAATGCCGGTCCCGGCCAGGGCGCTGGCATTGGCGATGGAAGTCGCCGCGCCATACTGGAGAGAACGCCAGACGCCCGCAGCGGTCGTGTTGTCGGAGAGATAGACCTGCCACAGCGTACCTGCCGGAACCGTGACGACCTGCGTCCCGACGGAATTTTTAACCGTGAAGGTTTCGGCACCACGGTTGTTAAACAGGATCGTGTTGCCGACGCCGGTCTTGTTGGCAGGCGGCAGGAAGATGCTGAACCCAGCCGCCGATGGCGTGACGTCAATGATTTTTGTGGCGAGGTTCTCGCTCGCAGAAGTCTCTTCCGGCCAGCTAAGAACCACATCAACGGTCAGCGCAATCGCGCTGTAGCTGATTTCGCTCGGGTAGATATTCGCGCCGCCAAAAACGTCTTGATAAATGGTCATGCCTCAGTCCTCGCCGCGCTACGGTCCATGATGCGTTTCATATCCTCGCCCGTGAGCGCCTGCGCGGTCCTGTCGTACATCGCTTGCCAAACCTGAATCCTCTCATCGCTCTTGAGGAATGGAGTAGCCTCCAACAGCGTGGCGTAGAGAAGGATGTCAGGTGCATACTCCGTCAGCCAGTTGGTTTGCAGATCGTCACCGAGCAGGGCGGGTTGCTCGTAATACATAACCTCGAGGACACCCGCCGTGCTGGGCGTCGGGGTGATCAGCCAGTGCTGAAAATCATAATCGGCGTAGAACTGCGGCGTGCCGGTCGACGCCTCGTTGGGCCAATAGCTTCGCAGATATTCGTAGGATCGGGCAAAAATCGGCGTGCCGTTCACGGTCATGCTGATCGTGTCGCGCCAGCGATCCGGCTTGGCATAGACCGCCACGCCAACCTGCAAGCTGGTCTGCACCGGGCGGATGAAGCCCTGAATTTTGAGTTCGCGCGCGATCCGACGCTGTGCCAGCGTGATCAAACGCGGTAGCTGCTCATAAACGATCTGGTCGCTCTCGGCGGTAAAACCGCGCTCGAGATAGCGACGAACGTCCACCAGCAGGCTGTCGTAAGTCATTACATAAGACATGCGCGCTCCAGAGCTATGTCAGAGGCTGATGCAGCCTGTGCCCGCAAAAAGGTTTATAGGCGTCAAACATCTGAGCGGGCAAGATGTTTCACAAACAGACGGCCCGGTTGAATGCTCGGTCAACAGACATGGCATCGAACATGCGGGTCAATGCCGGGGCCGTGGCCAATTCACCAGCGGCCTGCCGCTGCAATTCTGCCGGAAATTCAGTGACCCTCGGGCAGGGTCTATTAGAAATTGCCTGTCCGCAGGCGGTCAGCAGCAGTAGACTGCTGAGCAGTACGAGCAGCCTCATCGGCGGATTTCCTTATTTCCTGTTCGAGTTCGGCGGCATTGGCGCGAGCATGCTCACCGCCGGTCCTGCGCCCGATTGCCCAGGCCGAAGCAATCGCACCGATGACAACAAGAATTGCCGCCAGCGTGCCTTGCAGCTTACCCCAAAGAGCGATCATGCGTCCCTCTTCTTCAGCAGGTATACTGCCGCAAGCACGACAGCCCCGGCAACCAAGGCCACGCCCACCGCCCAGTGAATACCGCTGAGGCTCGTCAGGGCCGGTGCCGCAGTGGCAGCCGCCGCAGCGACGCCACCCAGCTTGCTGGCATCCATCGCCATTGAGCCCTGGGCCGGTGTGGCGGGCTCGACGCTGCGAGAGGATACAAAGGCACCCTTGGCCCACAGACCGGCTTCAGCGGCCCGCCTGTTGCTCAGACCAGCGTTCACCTTTTTCTTGACTTTGTTCCAACGAGCCAACTCGCCGGGCACTGCGCCTGCGTCGCCTGCGTTGAGTTTGCGGATAAGGGTGCTATTCCGCATGGCATCGGTGCCGACGTTGTACGTCCAACTGACCAGGGCAGCGAACTGATTGTCGGTGAGTTTGGCGGTGACCGCGCGAGAAACCGCTTCTTCTGCAATTGAAAGATCAATGAGAAGAAGTTTGTCGGCGTCTTCCTGGCTGATCCGCATGCCTTCGGTGACGCCCAGCGTATGGCCGTATCCGATGGTCCAGGCACCGGCAGTGCAGCGGTACGCCTCCAAACGGAGACCCTCCCACTGCTTGATGAAAGCAAGCCCTTCAGGGCTGATCCGGCGCGTCGTCATGTAAGACTTCCTTTGATAATGGCCGTCGAGGTGTCTTTATCAATGTCCAACACACCGAAGCAAACGATATTATAATCTTCATCGTTGGCTTCTTTTTCGCTTTTGACCGGCACATGAATGTCTAACTGCTTGAAAAGATACTCACGCTCACCTTCAAACACGCGCCAGACATGATCCATCGTACCGCGCCCAGGCGAACCACGCGATTTGTTGAACCGAATGCGGTACTTGTTCATATCACTTCTGCCGGTGGGACTGGCTTGCAATGGTTGATCGGTGCGTTCTGCTGAACTGTCAGATTAAAATGCACAAACTTAATGGGCTTCTCGCTCGCGTGCCGCGTGAACGAATGGGCAAGCCAAGCGTTGGAGAAGATCATCAACCCGGGCTTGGGCTGAAAATTGATCATCTTGCTGGCGATTGTGGCGTTGTTGGGATCGCTTTCGGGCAGGTCAATTAAAGCCTTGCCCATCCGGGGATCGTGGAAAACAACCCTTGAGCAATCATCTGGCGTTTCAAGGAAGTAGAAGCCGACGATTTGCGATCCGTGACCGTGCGTGTGCTGCTCCATGGATGAGTGCTTATAGTGCTCTTGTGTCCACATTTCGGTGAACGAGACTGCCTTGTCCTGCATGGAATATCCCTGCTCTGCAAGGATGTTCCAAGCGGTTGAACCGACAAAGTCGCTAAAACCAGCCATCCGAGGATCAGCAAAATAATTGTTGCTCATCAGCACCGGGTAAATTTCATCGATGCCCTGCTCCTTGCGTTGAACCGACAAGGACTCTTCCGAAACCGCATTTACGGACTCGAGGAAGTCAAGGCGTTCAGTGATATAAATCGGGCAGGGGAAGTGAAACGCAACCTGAAACTGCGCGTTTTGCACAACTTCTTTGACCTGCTCAGCGGCCTTGCAAGCCTTCTCGGCCATCGTCACTGCGCCACCTCAACCCACGCCCAAACGAGGAAATCAAATTTGTATGGCTTGCCGTCTTGCGGACGGAAGGGTGCGACCTTCCAATCGCCTTCGGCACCAGACCAGAAAACAATCACACCCTCGACCGGTTCAGGGCGCGGAATAGGAGGCTGCATCGTGCAAGTGGCTTCGTCCAGCGCCCATGCAGACCAGTTCTCAGCCTGCTCACGAGCGTTGAACGCCGCAATCACCGCCTGCTGCTTAGCGTCCTTCTCGGCCTGCGTCATGGGGCGCAGCGACCAGACATCGGTCCAGACGCCGTCAACCTTCTGGTACGTCGGCTGATCCGACTCCAGCACCTCATAAACCGCAGGCGTAGGGTGCTCGACGCGGACGAATGCCTCCCAGTTTTCTGGGACGCGGCCAAACGCTTGGATGAGGTTGTCCTCAAAGGCGGGATGATTGATCGGCTGGCCGGTTTCAACCTGAATGAACAAATTCATTTATAAGTTCCCCGTATTGGTCGATGGGAACTGACGAGTGGTTCCGGGCCAGATGATGCGGACTGCGCCAGTACCCCCGTCACCGCCTTGGGCGATAAGTATTCTACCGCGCCCACCACCGCCCCCGCCGCCGTACTCGCCGCCCGCCCCGCCGTTATTAACGCCGCCGCCCCCGCCGCTGCTGCCGCCGCTGCCGCCGCTGCCGCCGCCACCATTGCCAGTGCCGCCTGCACCATTTGAACCTTGTCCCAAAAGACCAACACCGCCGCCGGCACCGCCTGCCGTAGCGCCCCCAGCCAATGCACCGCCACCGCCACCGCCGACGACCCCAGAACTACCATTGCCAGATGTTCCGCCATTACCGCCAGACCCGGCATATCCGCCCGCGCCGCCTCCAGCACCGGCTTGGTCAGTCACATTGCTGGAACCATTTCCACCATTGCCGCCACCATCACCAACATAAGAGCCTCCCGTTCTTCCGCTTACGCCTCTTGTACCGCCACCACCCCGTACAACACAGGCAGAAACAAAATAACTATTTTGTCCATTTTGACAGCCAGTTCTTATTCCATTTCTACCAACTACAACTGTATAAGGCGATCCGGGAGTAACAGAATAGTTGTTTTTGTAGCCCAAACCACCACCGCCGCCCCCTTTGCCTCCGCAACAATTGCAACTGCCACCACGAGAATTTTCACCAAAAGCGCCGCCACCAATGGCTACAACAGAAATTGTTTTTACCCCCGCAGGGGCGACCCAGGTGTAGGTTCCAAACGTCGTATACTGCTGTTGGCCCGGCAGCACACTAACTGCCCCGCCAAACCCAAACCCTATGGCAGAAGCGGCACCTCTAGTGATGATTGTAGGCATCCTATCGCCTCACTTAAATTGAGTTTGCGTGGTGAAGACGGTGAACGCTGCGGAACCGGTCTTCACAATGGTGTAAGTGTATATGTCAATGCTGGACGCATTACCGGCAGTCCAAGCTGTACCACCCTGATACTTGGGCGTAACCGCCGAGCCGTCAACCTGAACAGCGTTGTTGTAATACGCCGTAGCTCCTTGTGTAACAAGGAACGCTACCGTGATACATTGGCCTGTGGACATCGCCGTGTTCAGCGACGTGCCGGAAGAAGCCCGAAAATTCACTGTCCAGTTAGCGGAGGCGTTGCTGGTGTAATACAGAACGCTCTGGGTCGTGATGTCAAAGTTAATGGTTCCGGTGGCAGCGGTTGCGCTCACCGTGGCAACCTCAGCCGCGTTCGTGAGCACGGATGCCAGCGCCGCAGTCGTGCCTGCCAGGGTTAGCGTCGTCCCGTTTGTGGTGATGCCGCTGGTTTCACCAACCACCGCCGCGTTGTCATACAGCAAACGCGATGACGTGCCGCTGGTGATGGATGTGGTGCCAATTGTAAGACCGGACGCGGGCGTCGAGAACGTCAGCGTGCCCGAGCCGTTGGTCGTGACCACCTGCCCATTCGTGCCGTCTGCGGTGGGGTATTTCAGCCCCGCCGGGTTGTTCATCAGGCGAACGACGGTGCCCGAGGCGTTCTCGGCAAACAGTGCCATGTCAGCGTTGTTGATGTTGATCGCAAGTTCGCCGGGGGCGAGGTTCGCAGTCAACGGCACCGCCGCAGCGGTCGTCGTGCGGTACAACTGGATCGGGGTGTAACCGGTTTGTGCCATCAGATCACCTCAGATTTTCAATCTTATACAGCGTTTTCATATACACTGCTGTCATTTCATCAAGGATATTTTCAAGGGCGGGAACGCCCCGGGCAATTTCCTTGCGGTTGGAATTTAGCCATAGCAGGTCTTTGCGAAGAAACTTAGCAATATCCTTGACCTGCTCGGGGGCCTGCTCAAGCTGCCCAAACGTGCCTTGGTATGCCTCAACGTAGCGGTCGAGCACGCCGATGATGTCTTCGTAAAACTCACCAAGAGCTTCGTGCTGGGAAAAGCTGTTGGTCGTCCAATGATTGGCATGCGCGGTGTTCCGCGCCGCAAACGACTTCGTGATCAGGTCTTTGATCATCAGAATGTGCCCCCGTCGATGCCGCCCCAGGCAGGCGCGCTGGCTCCCGCAGACACCAATACCTGCCCGGCAGTGCCGTTGGCAATGAATGCCGTGGTTCCAGCCCCGCTCTGATAAGGAATCTGACTGGCCGCACCGCCCGCGAGGTTGGTAGCGGTCGTGGCGCTAGTGGCCGAACCCACAGAGAGCGACGACTGATCGGCCCAGGTCGGAACACCAGAACCACCAGAAAGCAGAACTTGGCTGGCAGTGCCCGCCGCGCTGAAGGCATAGGCCGAGCCGTTACCGTAAGCCAACGCACCCGCCGTGGGTGTGGCGGTGCCATTCGTGCCACCATACGCTATTGCGATGGTCGTCGCGTTCCATGTCCCGGCAGTCAGGGTGCCGACGCCCGTAATGCCCGTGTAGGAGCCGCTCAAACGTCCCGAATCCAGCGTGCCGGATGTCACTTGGGTGGCGGCAATGGCGATGGAAGTGTCAGACGCCGCCGTCAACTGGCCCTGGGCATTCACCGTGTATGTGGGAACCGCCGAGGCTGACCCATAGGAAGCCGCTGTCACCGCCGTGTTGGTGATGCTGAAGACGGTCCCGGCAAGGGTCAGGCCGGTGCCTGCCGTGTATGTCGTACCCGCCGCACCAAACTGCGAGAACACGATTGCCGTGGTGCCGACCGTGATAGGCAATGGCGTCTGCTGCACCCAGGAGGTGTTAGCGTTTGCGGTTCCCGCCGTGATCAGGAAGAAGTCGCCCGCGTCGATCTGATTGACGCCTGTGCCGGGCGTGTCGAAGTCAGTTGCTCGAGTGAGGATGAACGGCGCGGCACCACTGCCGGTCTGCGTGACAACGTAAACGCCGTTGTGGGCCTGATTGGCTTGGTTCTTGACCAAAATGCGATTGGTGGCCGCAACCAGCGTGCTATCGACCGACAAGGCCGCATTCGCCGTGGCGGTCAGCGTCGCGCCGACACCGGAAGACCCGTTGTTGTAGGTGCAGGTGGGCAGTGCCGCCGTTGAAGCCAACCGGCAGGCTTGGTGAAAGTTGATGCCTGCCGCGATGGAATCGGCATAGGTCTTGTTGACGATGTCGGTGCCGTTGGTCGGAGCAGTCGTGATGCTGCCGGTCGTCAGCGTGACGGCATTGATCGTCGTGTTCGTTGCAGAGGTGACCTGACCTTTGGCATTCACGGCAATGACCGGCACGACCGCCTGGGAGCCGTAGGTTCCAGCGGATGCGCCAGAGTTGGGCAGGTCTGCGGTAACCAGCGCCCGGAAGCCTGTAGGGGCCGCAGCACCAGCCGCCGGGCCAGCATAGACCACGTTGGCGACCTGATCAGAGACGATAAGCGCCGAACCCCAAGTCGGGGCACCGGTTCCGCCGGAAACGAGCACCTGACCGGCAATGCCGACCGGGCCGACATACAGGCCATCGGCACCCGACCAGATGATAGCACCAGCCGCTGCCACGATGCTTCGGGCAGTGCCGCCGTTGCCCAGGCCGAGGATGCCGTCAACTTCGTCATCGACGCCAAGATTGACCGCCGGATGTTTGTGATCCGCCCGAGTGATATTGTTGGACGAGCCTGCGGAGCCTGCCTGGAACCCGGCCAGCGGCGTGGCACTGCTCAGATTGGCGGTGATCGTCAGGTTGCTAGTAAGGGCACCACCGCCGCTTAGACCGGCCCCTGTGTTAACCTGGCGGCTATCAGGAACGTATCCACTGATCGTGGCGGGCACCGTGGTAGCCGCCATGACGCGGCCCGTAGCATCCACCGTGAAGACTGGAATGTCGGTGGCAGTGCCGTAGGAGCCCGGCGTGACGCCCGAACTGGCAAGCTGGGTGGAACCCACGCCACCCGTTGCAATACTCAGCGTGACATTCCCTGTAAGCTGGCCACCGCCGGTCATGCCCGTACCGGCAATCACTTGCGTCGTTACAGGCACTCCGGCAACCGAAAGCAGATCACCGACGCGGATCTGATAATTGTTACCCTGATAGACAATCATCATCAGGGAATTTGCGTCAGCCACCGGGGCGACGGGTAGCTGCGTGATCCGTGTCGGAATGAGGTTGCTAGGTACGTCGGTCATTTAGAACTCCAGATACCCGTCGCCATCTTCAGTGATGAAGAACTCGTCGCCCTGCTCCTGAATAACACCAGCCGGGCGCGTATTGATAGGCGTATCAGGTCGATTGAACGGCAGCACAATCTGATCCGGTGCCCGGGGGGCGAGGCGATACGGGTCGTATTGATCACGATCCAGATCGCACACCATCAGGCCCGGAAAATTTGGATCGGGCGAAAGCTCGGCAAGGAACATCTTACGCGAGCAGCGCCCGCAGATGCCGATGCCGTAGGTTGACTGACCGGTCGGATCAAGAAACTTGCCACCACTCATGCGGTGTACGCCCGAATGCCCGGGTTGATCTGGGTGGGCGAGCCGTCGTTATCCCCATCCCAGGCACGTTGCATGGATACGCTGGCGCGTGCTTCAAGCACGGGGATCAGGTTCAGATCGACAGCAGGCGTCTCAGCCGCCATGCGGGCGGCGAGGCCATTCGTGATCGCCTCAAGCCATCGGTCAGGCACCTCGACCTCCTGCTGAAGGTTCTCGGTGTCCATGATCTGGCGATGCCGCCACAGCACAAGCTGGGCCTGTTCAGCCGCAGAGAATGGCGCGGGCCACAGGTACACCACCGGCTCAGGTAGGTCGCGCAGGAAATAGTAGCTGCTGGGTCGGCCCGGGAACACCTTGTTGGACTGGTTGACGTAGCTGTCGCGGTTCAACTGCCCGAGCGGGATTTCCTGCGGCAGGTTGCCCAGGGTGATCGCGGTGTAGTTGATCGTGCTGGCCGAGGTGATGCGGAAATATTGATAGGGCAGGCCGACGCTGATGTCGGTCCATGTGATGTCACCGGCAACCGCCGCTGTCGTCTGCGTGCCGACCGTCACCCAGGTTGTGCCGTTATTGCTAACCTGAAAGGTGAGGTTGACGCCCGCACCGCTCCACTCGACGCCCACCGTGTTGACCACGGTCGCGCTGGTGAAGTTCACCGTGTAGCTGGTCGAGGTGCTCACCGTGGTACCGCTGAGAAGCTGAAGCGTACGATAGTTGAGGTTCAGCACCTCAACCGTGCCGACAGGCAGCGTCACCAGGGGCTGGTTCTCGTACATCGGCAGAATGAGCTTCTCGATGCACCAGCTTGGCGTTTTGATGTTCGCCAGTTCGGAGAGCATGAGATAAAGCGAATCGAGAGCATATGACTGCATCTCAGACGTGATGGCCTGGGCAGGCAGACGGCACCGCCGGAAGGCGTGGTCAACCACCTTCAGCGCATTAAACGTGGTGCCGCCGATATTACCTGAATAGGCCATACTTTCTCCGCTCAAAGGCGACGGTCGCTGGTGCAGCAGGCCCCGTGGTATTCGGCAAAAAATACGTCACGGGGCCTCAGAAGACAAGCTACTTCTTCTTCATGCCGCCCTTGGCCATGCCACCATGCTTCATGTCACCCTTGGCCATGCCGCCATGCTTCATGTCGCCTTTGGCCATGTCACCCTTCTTCATACCACCCTTGGCCATGCCACAGTCGCTCATGCCGCCCTTGGCCATACCGCCTTTGGCCATGGCACGCATGGGCATGGCGGGGGCGCGAGCCATTGCGGCTTGGCGGTTTGCCAGAACCTGGGCGGTGGCCGCTTGAGCGGGAGTCATCGCCATGCCGCCCATAGCCATATTCACCGAACCCTTGGCGTGCGGCATGGGCGCGCCCTTACCGTCAGAAAGGAGGGTCTTAGCGGTGTTCTCCTTCTTGCTGTATAGCATGTCGCTCTTCGGGGCGGGCGAAGCGGCAGGCTTGGTTGACTTCATGTTACCCATAGCCATGCCGCCCTTGGCATAACCCGGTGCCGCCGTTTTACCGGCGGATGGAAACGTGAACTCGGAAACGTATTTCAGCGTCTTACCCATTGGGGGCACCCTTCACACGGTTGTTCTCGATCAATCTGTCGAGCTTTGCGTCCAAAACTTCAAGGCGGTTCATCACGCGGTTGATGTCAGCGTGAACTTCCGTCTTCGTCACATAATCCTTGGCGATTTCCTCGCGCGTCTTGTTCAGAAGGATGGATATGCGGCTCAGTTCAGCCGCCTTATCCTTCAGAACCCAACTTACGATGCCCACCACCAAAGAAAGCCCAGTGTTCCACAGCGTCAGGTCCATCGCGCCACCTCGTCACGACGTCGCGTAGGTTTTGATGCACTCCAGAACAATAGTGTAGGTGTCGCCCGCAGAGGCGTCATGCGTGCTGAAGGCAATATCACCATTGCGGCCAGTGCCCGCGTTGTTACTGAGCCCGCCGAAAGAAGAAAAATCCATCAGATACGGGCCGTTAGATGTTACCTGCCATGCCAACAAGTTGACATCCGCATCCCATAGAATGCGAACCTCCATGCCATGCGCGGCCATCCATATCTTGTTG